ATAAATAAGCTGCCCAAATAATCTAGAACGATGAAAAGATTAGCACTTATCTTTTCGTTATTCCTTACTACTCCTGCTTTTGCTGGTGAAATCACATCAAAAATCACTGACTCAATTCAATTAAGCGTTCAGGGTGCAGCGGTACAATCTGAAAGAGTTGGTGGATCATACGCAGTTTCAGGTACAAATATTAATGTTACAACTCTTGGAGGAGTTGGTGGAGCAGGTTCCTATGCGATCAACACAAACGGACAAGCATTTACTTTCTCTGAAACATCAATCACTGCAGATTCTGTTGTCACCACTCAGTCGGCAGCTTCTGGAGCAATTGCTTCTCCCAACCTTTATAGCAACTCTACTACTCAGTTAGCAGGAGACAAAGGTACTCTCGCAGGTACTCTGAGTGGCACTGGTGTTCCTACGGTCACTGCTGGTGGTCCTGGAAGCAGTGCAACGGCACAAAGAACCATTGAGTTAAGCGTATTCAAGTGAGACACATAACTCCCGTTCTGCTGGCAGCAGCGGGATTTATATCTCCCTGCTTTGCTGCGCCCGTCACTCCTAACTTTACGAGTGGCACAATTACTTCTGAAACTAAAACTCGTACTGAAGTGATTGAAGTTATCAAACAAATAGAATATACCACTGGGACATCTTATACTGTCACTGGTACTAATATCAACATCCCCGCTCGTCCTGAGCCAGGAGCGAACTATACGATCATCAATCAAGGTGCTCCGTTCCAGTTTAGTGAGACTCATCTGACTCCTGGAATTGCGAAAGAAACATGGATAGATCGCAAAACTACCGAAGAATCGGTAACAAATTCTATATCGGTATTTACACAATAACAATACTGTTTTATGGAACATTATCCCACGCTCAACAAGCTCCTAGCAATACTAATATTGCTGGTCCCAGTGCTAGTGCTACAGGCAATGTTACTAACCAAGCTGTCCAAGTCCTACAAGGACCATTTGCAGTCAACACATATGGTGGAGGAGTTAGTTGTCAGGGACCAACATTAAACCTACAAACTTTTGGATACAATAGTTTATCTGGTAGTAATGACCCAACTTCATATCAACAAAACTCTCTGAATACTGGTTTGTCAGCGGGATTTTCTTTCCCTCTTGATGGTTCTCTACAAGAACTCTGTAAAGCAAGGGTTCGTACAGAGATTACAAGACAACAAGCAGAAGCAGATAAAGCAAGACTTGATTTTGAGTTAGTCAGATTATTGAAGTGTGGTGAAGCAATGAAGAATGGTATTTCATTTCACCCAGAGAGTCCTTATGCGAAAATCTGTGCTGATGTCGTTGTGAAATATCCAAGAGTACAGGATGTAGCAAATGGAAATCAAACCAATCCAAATAAGAAGTGAACCACCTCCTATCATTCCAACGATAGAACCTCCTGTAACTCGCAGAACAGGAAAAACTGTTATACCTGAAATTGATATGCCCATCATCAATATGCCTGATACAACTGTGAAGTATCCCGTCATTGATGTTCCGACTCAAGAAGAGTTTGATGCTGCGGTCAGAGCAGAACAGAAGAAACAACAAGAAGAGAAAGAAGAAAAGACACGAGGACTTCCTGATACTCAACCAGTTCTACCGCAGGTACAAGTTCCTCAAGAATCTGCACAAGACAAGATAATCAAGGAAACAAACCAAGCAACGAATTTGGGGGTGCCAGTCATTGAAGTACCAATCGTCGGAGAAGTCCCTATCCCACCTAAAGAGCAGGTTATTCTTGCTGGCACCACTGCTACTGCTTCTGTTGCTGCGGCTCTTGTTGGCAAATCTTTGGTGGAATGGATGGTAAATAAAATGAAACCTATTGTGCAACAGATATTTGTAAGGGGTAAGAAACTCTTGAGTAAAGATCTTACCCCTTATGAACTTCAGATATTCTTTGCGTTTGAAAAAAGTCAGTCCCTCAAGAAGGTCAATAAGTTACTGAAGAAGGAACAGAAGAATCAAAAGAAAGAACAATATAAGAAGTTTCACTCAAAGTAATCAATACTTACCTTCTACACAATAATCTGCTTTCTTATTTGGTGTATATTCTTTATGACCTTCTTGTGGTTTCATCCATCCACAACCAATCAACCACTCCATCGTCATGGGAGTTGGTCTTACCTGTTCCCATAGTGGTCCTTTGGCGCACATCTCAAGGTGCTTGGCAGTCTGCCCTGATTGTTCTTCTGCCCAGTTAGCATCTGCTTCCCAGGGCACAGCACGACTTTGACCCATTGATTCGTAAGATAATCTTGTAGTCTTCATCACCCAAGATGGAATTTCCGAATCCTGATGAACTTGAGCCATGAAGGATGTTTCAATTCCGCCGCCCATACAATCTTGTACGACATGCCATCCTTCGTGTCTCATCGTTCCTAAGAACTCTCTGGGATCTTTGAGGAGTTCTTCATTCACAAAGAAACGATTATACTTTGGTTTATAAATTCCTACTGTTCTAGGAGTAAAGTATCTTGGTGCTGCCAAATAGACAGGAACTTTAACTTTGTTAAGAGCAATTAAAATACTTTTGATTTCTTCTCGGAATGGATCAAAAGATTTATCTAAAAGTACAACAGAATCTGGTGTAAGTTGTTCTACTCCTTCTGTACATTCTCTGAGTATCATACAACCCATCGCAGCAAGGCTGTATGCTGGAACTGTTGGTTGAGTCTTTATGACTTTTTCCGCATTAACTGGAAGAGTAAAGGTTGATAATAACCCAATTATTGTAAGGACTTTTTTCATTCATCCCACCATCCTTCTTCTTTATGTATCCAGATTTTCAAATCCATTACATATTTTCTCAAAATCTGGGCCTGTTGTTCATGCCAATAGTCACCCGTATCCATCCAGATACGGGTGTGATTATCTATAGCTTTGAGAATTTGATGTATCGGAGCATTCCAACACTCCCTCTTTGGAGTGTTCCACTCTCGCGGCATAATACCTCATGATTTACTTTTTCTTTCCGCCGTTCTTAGCTTTTTTAGCAGTCGCATTGCCTTGGTTTTGCTTAGAGTTCTTTTGACCTCCAGCAGAACCTTTCTTACCTTTATTGGCAGACTTAGACATTATGCTCCTGTGCGAGGTTGAACGAATCCTTCCTCAAGTGCTTCAACTCTTTCTTCAAGACTTGTAGCGGGGGCTTCTGATACTGGAGCAGGTAATTCTGGTGGAGCTTCAACCACCACTTCTTCTCTCTTTGGCTCTTCTTTCTTTTCATCATCTTCTCCACCTTTCTTCATGGTATTAATTCCAAAAGTAGCCGCGGAGGCAGTAAAGACGGTTGCAATAAATGTTGGATCCATCTTAGCAAGCATACCAGCATAAGAAGCGGTAAGAAGTGCGGCAGACCAACTCAAAATTGCAATACGAATCACTTGTCCCATAGCTTTTTCCCTTTTGTTTTCCATCAGTTTATGTGATGATGTCCTTCTTATTTAGGAATCAGAACTTAAATTTAACCTTTGCTGCAACAGAATTGTTGGTAACTCCGTTGTTTACTCCGTGAGAACCCTCAACAAATAACATTTCCTTATAATCTACAGCAGCACTTACACCATAAGAACTATCAGTTCCATAAGCACCTTCTACACTGACACCAAAGAGATTGTTTTTCTTACCTCCAAATCTGGTTTCCATTTTAACACCGACTTCACCAACATGTGTTGTTTGGTTAAAAGATGTAACACTTCTGGCAGATTCTGGTGAACCTGTTTCAGCATAAGCATTTCTGTTTACATTCTGAACGGTATATCCAACGAATGGTTTTACTGCCTTGTGAAGATGCCAGTATAAACGATTAGAAACCCACCATTCAGAACCAGTTGTTTCACCAGCATTATTAAAGACACCTTCTACATTTCTATTGTACTTATAGTTGCTGTTTGCAATCGCAGCATTGGTATTCAGAGTGAGTGTATTACCTCTGAGTTCGCTGAATACACCAAAGTGGTCTTTGGTCTGTTGTGTCCTTGAGTCAACACCATTGAGGTTTACATTTACTCTATTATACTGTCCACCAAGAGTCCAACCTTTGGTTACATCAAACTCAAAACCACCACCAAAAATCTTGGAATCAGCAGTATACCCATCAGCATTATAAGACTGAACAAAACGATTGTTCTCAAATACTCTGAGTCTTTGCTTACCTGCTGTAGGCTCATGATTGAGAAGACTATTGATTCCATCATTAATTGCATCAAGGGTTTCTAACTGATCAATACGACCAAAGTAATCTCTGGAAGCATAAGCAACATCAACAGTTGCAGCACCAAATGTAACTTGAGTAGCAGCACCGTTGGTGAATACTCTTGTATATACAGGAGTAGTTGTAGTTGTGGTAGTTGTATATGCATTGATTTTCTGTCTTCCACCGCTTTCAGATGCAGTGTGATTTACTGCAGAAACAGGAACAACACTAAAAGTTCTGGTTCTTACCCAATCAGATACAGTTGCTTGAGTTATAACAGAAGTTCCAGCATTATCATCAGTTGTTACTGTAGTTACAACTGGAGTTCCATTTGTTGTGGTGGTAGAACCATCACTCATTGTTGTAACAGTTGTTGGAGTGGTGGTTGTAACAGTTGTGGTTGTTGGAATCGTAATAACTTCTGTATCGGTATAATGAGTTTCAGTTTGATTTCCATTCGCATCAGTTCCCATTATATGACGATGAGGATTATTTGTTACAGTTCTGGTTCCGGCAGTTGTGCTAGTCGTAACAATATTCGCACCAGCGGCGGTTGATACAACTGTTGGTGCTGGTGGAGGTGTTCCACCAGTTTCGTAAATATCAAGAATACCATTCAGGTTAGCGTCACCAGAAAGAAGACCAGCAGAAAGAGTTACTGTACCTGTGCGAATAACTTGCGATGATGGATCCCAGTCCATCGTTGGTTGTGCGATTGGGTTATAAGTAAACTGATAATCTCCCGCAGCAAGTCCCGTGAATGTAACACCCTGCCAAGTATAACTATCCATTCCATATAATCTGGCAGGATCCCCATAAGGAATAAGATTAGTTCCATCAGACTGGAAATAGTTTGTACCAGAAATTAGTCCGTCTGGTGTTGTATTTTGAAGAAGTGTCCAGTTGACGGTTGTTGGTGTAAATGCGGTTCCATTGACACCTTGTAAAGTCATTGAACCTTCTGTAAAGGTAGTTCCAGCGTGCCAAGAACCATACCAGAATGTTACTGTTCCGCCGCTAGCACCAACATATCCTATAGAGTTGGTGTGTGCTAATACTGCTGTTGGTGCTCCCATCAAAAGAGCAGACGCTACAGCAAGCGCCCTTGTAGCGTAAGACATAAGAATCCTCTGAGCTTAGTGTGTACTAAACAAAACAGACCGAAGTGTGTTTAAAAAGTAAAGTATTCACCAAGTCCAGAGGACTCGGAGTATGTAGATTCAGATCAAAAGATCAAGAATCAGTTATGATTGTAACTATTTATCCCTTCTTCCAGGCTTCGCCCTCTGCTTTACGGCGTCTTGCGAGACCTGCCTCTACATTAGAACCAGGATTGCGATAGAGGAATAAAGCATCGGGAACTAAGTCCCACTCTTTATTCTTCAGGCGTTTAGTAATAGTATTAAAGTTAGCGCCACCGTAAAAACCGGCACCAAGATTATAAGCAAAGCTGAGCAAAGCTCCTCTTTTCCCATCTGACATTTCTCCCCAATGTGGAATTTTACGAAGTGAAGGAAGAAACTGATTCTTACACTGACTAATCAGTAGTTCATCAGCTTCCTGTTGTGTGATTGTATCACCCATCTTAAATGGGGAACCATCCTTCTTACGAGTGGACCCCCAACCAATTGTGATTGGAAGGTTGCCGGTAAGAGGATCGGGATATGCCTTGAGATGACATCCTTCAAACTCTTTGATCAACTTAATTCCCATCATTGGGACATCATCACCACCAGTTACTGGAGCTGCAGCAGCGGCAGGGGCTGGTGCAGCACTAGTCTTTTTTCCGCGATAAATCTCTGCCCATTCTACATTATCACCAAGATATTCAACGGGGAGATTATCTTCTAACCACTGAACTGCTTTTACATGGTTAGGATTTCTTTCATCATAGAACTGAAAGAAGTTGTGTAAATCTACTCTTGCCATTGTTGTTCTCCTTTAGTAATCAGTCAAAAATACGACCCCAACCATCGTTGCCACCTGGGCACCAACGATGCTTAAGAACTGCTTTGGTGTAAATGGTCTTCTTACCATTTGTGACTGGACCAGTATAGTTATCGTTGAGTGAACCATATGGGTCATTGACATAATAACCCTTACCATCTGGCGTCTTACCGATGACTACACACATGTGCCCACCAGTAGGAGCAGATAGAGAACCGCGATGCAGGATACCAATAACAACAGGTTTCCCAGCATCAAGACTCTTATCAATGTCAGCAAAAGAAAGATTGTAACTAAAGTGTGACTTAACACCATAACCTGCGAGAACCTTTGTCTGTACCGCATGGTCAGTCGTGTCACCAATCGCAAATACTTTCTTGACATATTCGTCATCACCTTTGATGCTGCCAGGCTTGAGGAAAGCAAGGCACATGGCACATGACGAACTATTGCAAGTTCTATGTGCATCTCTGTAGTTATCTACTTGGTTGAAGTATGGGACGGCTAGTACTTCTGGAGTTGGTGGTTTTGTTCTGAAAATACCAATCCAGTCAGTCTCTGCGTCATCTAGGAATTTTTCTGGAAGTTTATCTTCCAACCACTGAACAGCCGCGACATGATTGGCGTTCTTCTCATCATAAAACTTAAAAAAGTTATGAAGATCTAGGGTCATAGTACTATTTTTTGCGACACCTTGCTATTTAGGATTTTATGATCTGCCGCCCCACTGAATGTCAGGATATGCATCTGAAACATTTTGTTTACTAATCTTGTACTTAGTATCCAGTTTTTTATCCTTAACAAGCATAAGAATCTCAGCCTCTAGAGGATGCAATCCTTCCAGAATACTAATGAACATTGTCTCTCTCTTCATACTAGAAAGACGATCATTACCACCTTTTACAAAGTTGTAGAAGTAGGTATACTCTTTACGAATGGAAGTTCTGCCTTGATCTTGAGATCCAATAGAATTAGATCCAAGTTCGTCCATCATCTGAACAGAGCGTTCAATATTATCACTAAGATTTCCAGAACGAACATTTTGTTGACCTACACTTGCATAAGGGACTAGTCCTTCTGGAAGCATGGATACAATAGTCTCATCAAAGTTCCAGATTAGAATTGTTTTGAGTGAGGGATCGGAATATTTCTGAAGAATCTCTGCCTTTTTTGCATTTGATTTTTGTTTTGCAGCAAGTGCAAGAACTTCAAAAGTAAATGGGTTGGAGGGTAGTTCTTCCGAAACTACCCTCGGAATTTGTGTTTGAGTAGCCATAAGACTTATTTCAATTCAGTTGTTATTTTTATTTAGATCAGAGTTTGAAGCCAGCAAATGAATCTTTCTTCATATCTTGTTTGATACCACCAACAACATAAGATTCGACTTCTGTTTCTTGTGGGGCAACTTGAAGACCCTTAGAGGAAATCCAATGTTCTGTCCAAGGCAGGGGATTGTTCTTTGCAGGTACATCATACATTGGTTTGAGTCCAATAGACTTCATACGACGATTTGCAATCCACTCAACATAGTTATTGAGAAGTTTATCATTCAAACCAATCATTGAACCATCTTTAAAGAGATACTTAGCCCATTCTTTTTCTTCATTTACGCACTTACGGAAACACTCAGTTACCCAAGATTCTTCTTCTTTAGAAATTTCTTGCATCTCTGGATCATCTCCTTCGCGCCACTTATTGAGGATGTTCTGAGTAATGACAAGGTGCTGATTTTCGTCTCTTGCGATGAGAGAGATAATTTTAGCGGATCCTTCCATAAGTTTGAGTTCACCAAACGCAAAGCTGCAAGCGAACGAGACATAGAACCTGATACCTTCAAGAATATTGACATTTGCAACAGCCCGATAGAGTTTACGCTTGAGTTCTTTACGAGTTTCTCTGAATGATCCTGCACCTTCTTGTGCATGAATCCATTCATTAGAAGTACCATATTGTTGTGCGGCATTGATGAAATCGTTGTATGCCTCAGTAACAGAGGTTGCACGACTCACAATCTTTTCATCATCTAGAATATGATCAAAGACTTCTGCAGGATCAGAATAAACATTCTTAATAATGTATGTATAGGAACGACTATGGATCATCTCCATAAATCCCCACACTTCCATACATGCTTCCAGTTCAGGAAGAGAACAATATGGGATAAATGCCATACCAGGACCACGACCTTGAACAGAATCTAACATGATCTGATACTTCAGGTTAGAAGTAAAGATATGTTTTTGTTCTGGACGAAGAGATTGATAGTCGCCACGATCCTTCTGAAGGGATACCTCTTCGGGTCTCCAGAAGTATCCGAGTTGTTGTTGGGTCAGTTTATCAAATACTGGGTACTTGTAGTGATCATATCGTTGCAAACCTAGTGGTTGACCAAAAAACATTGGTTGTTTGCGGGTATCAACATCGGTGCTGGTGTTGAATACAGTCATTCCTTGTACCATTTGTAACTCCTGTTCTTTACTAGATTTTGCAACTTTCACAATCTTCCTCACTAGAATTCATCATTTCTTCAAGTAGTTTTTCTAACTGTTGTTTGGTAGTGTCCTCCTTGACTTCATCAGATTTTTGGTCATGAGTATTCTGATAGTAACTCGTCTTCCATCCAAACTTATAGGTTCGGAGAAGATCCTGTGCCATTACTGAGACTGGAACTTCGTTGTCGGGATAGTTTTCGGGGTTGTAGGACCAGTTTCCACTGATGGCTTGGTCAAAAAACTTTTGCATGACGGCAACGATGTTAATATAGCCAGTGTTATCAGGCATGTCCCATAGAAGAGTATAATTATTTTTGAGTGTTCCATATTGGGGGACGATCTGTTTGAGTGGACCTTTCTTCGACTTCTTAATGGACAAGTATCCGCGAGGTGGTTCGATTCCATTGGTTGCATTTGACACAACGGAACTGCTCTCCGAAGGCATCTGTGCGGACAGTGTTGAGTGCCTAAGCCCGTATTCCAGGATAGATGTTCTAAGTGTTTCCCAATCATGTCTATAAGGAACTGATGAAATTTCGTCTACATCTTTCTTGTATGTATCGATTGGCAAAAGTCCTTCAAAATACTTAGTACGATTGAAATCGGTACATGCACTTTTTTCTTTTGCAAGTTGATTAGATGACTTAAGTAGATAATACTGGAAAGATTCAGTCAACTCATGGGTCATGTCCCAAGCTTCTTGCGAATCATACTTCACTCCATGTTTTGCAAAGTAATGTGCAAGACCGATGTAACCAATCCCAAGTGAACGACGAGATTTTGTCGCAAGTTCCGCAGCACGGACTGGATAGTCTTGATAATCAATAAGTTCTTCAAGACCACGAACTGCAAGATCACAGAGTTCTTCAAGATCATTCAAATCACGAATCTTACCAACATTAATGGCAGAAAGAATGCAGAGTGCAATCTCTCCAGCAACATCATCAATATGTTGAAGTGGTTCAGTTGGAAGAGTGATTTCTTGACAGAGATTACTCATCCAAACTTTATCAATAAACGAACTATGAGAATTGCAGTGGTCAATATTCATGATGTAAATACGACCAGTTTCTGCACGCTCTTTAAGAATGTCTAGAATAAGTTCTTGAGCTCGGACAGTTTTTCTTGGAATAGACTGATTTCGTTCTGCAGCCACATAGAGATCATCAAACTCAGGAAGCCCGAAAGCATCAGAAACTGACGGAACATCATGAGGTGAGAAGAGGGACATTTCCTCATCATTAATGAATCTTTCATAGAAAAGTTTGGAGAATTGAATTGAATAGTCTAGTTTACGAACACGATTATCTTCAGTACCCTTATTGTTTTTCAATACAATAATATCTTCTATTTCTTTGTGCCAGATTGGGAAGTGGACAGTCGCTGATCCACCTCTGATGCCATTTTGAGTACAGCATCGGACAGTCGCTTCAAACTTTTTGAGGAAAGGGACAACACCTGTATGTTGAACTTCTCCACCTCTGATTTTAGAGTTGATGCCCCTGATTCGACCTGCGTTGATACCAATTCCTGCTCTTTGTGCAACATAGCGACCAATTGCCATATCAGAGCTGAAGATGCTATCAAGGGTGTCATCAACATCAACAAGAACGCAACTTGCAAATTGGCGAAGTGCGGTTCTAACACCTGCCATGATTGGCGTAGGAATGTTGATCCTGTGTTTGGAGATTGCATTGTAGTACCTACGAACATAGTCCAGTCTAGTCTCTTTTGGATATTCTGCAAAAATTGTTGCAGAAATCAACATGTACATATACTGTGGAGTTTCGTACAACTCTCCACTACTCCTATCCTGCACAAGGTACTTGTCAACGACCTGGCGTAGACCTGCATAAGTGAATAGGAAGTCACGATCATGATCAATCCAACTATTAATTTTGTCCCATTCCTCTTCAGAATATCGGGAAGGAAGTGTCTTATCATAAATTCCTCTTGAAGATCCTTCTACAAGATGATTCAAAATATGAGGGAATCCCTGATTCCAAGATGGTCCGAAGACTTGTTTGTAAAGTCCAAACAAAAGAAGTCTAGCGGCAACAAATTGGTAGTTGGGGGCCTCAAGATCAATAAGATCGGATGCAGAACGAATCAAGATCTCCTGAATCTCTGCAGTGGTAATACCATCATAAAATTGGATACCTGATTGCATTTCCACTTGAGATGCAGAAACACCAGCGAGACCGCTACATGCTTCTTCAACCATCTTATGAATTTTGTCTAGGTTCAGGTTCTCAGTATTTCCGTTTCTTTTTACAACTTTAGTCCCGTTACTCATGTCTTCTTCCAACTAGTAAGTTTTGTTTTAGCTTGTAATCCACTATAGACATTGGATTCTATCACAGATTGAACATTAAGTCCAGATAAAATCATGTCATTGATATCTTTTTGTTGTATTGTGTCAGGCCAAATAACTATTGGGAATTTCCAATCTATCGCCTTTTCCATTCTATCAACAATCTGTTTATTGCGTTTTTCATTATCATAAACCATCACAAAATTTGTTTCAAAGTTTGATACGAAAAACATTTTGTCTATATCTGCACCGACCATTGCGATAGAGTTTTCAATAAACATACTATCAAAGGGGCCTTCTACAATATAAACTGTTTTATTCCAGTCAACCTTGTCCAAACCATAGATCTTGGGGTGGTGGTCATCCAAAATGATTGTAATGTACTTAAGTTTTGATTTTGGATTGAGCGATCTCCCCTGAAACCCAAATATTTTTCCTTTATTTTTTAAGGGAATAATGATCCGTGGTTCGTCATTCTCTAAGTTATCAAAAGTATATTTCTGAGTGTTAGTCCATTCTTTGAACTTTTCGGCGAAGTAAAGTTCGCCCAGATACTTAACGGGAATTCTTCGGTTGTCTAAAAATTGTTTTGCGGGGTGTGTTGTATTTAGTTCTGAAATTTTTGGGAGATCAAAATCCTTTTTTGAGAAGTCAGGTTTCTCAAATTTAAACTCCACAGGTTCAGGGGTATTGGATCCCCGCCCTGTAGCCCCCACTTTATACCTCTCAAAGACATACTGATCGTGCAATGCAGGGTCAACATCCTTCAGGAAGTTTGTGAAGGTTCTGGAGACGCCACAGTTGTGACATTTGAAATTATGATCGTTCTTCAGACGATACAAGTATCCCCTAGCCTTGTTTTTGTGACGAGTAGAGTCCCCACAATATGGACAACGGAAGTTATAGAGACCCTCTTTCTTTTTTGCAAACTTTTGAAGTCTTACTGAAACCAGTCCAATATACTTAGAATCAATGAGGCTCATTTAGAAAGGGTTGTATTAGCTCCCCCTAGTGTACTACCACTGTTTCCTGTTGTCAAGAGGTTTCCAAAGAATCCTGCGGAACTAATGATGACTGCGGCAGTTGTAGCGATACCAACAGTAATCCATCTAAAAGTTGCAAGATCATTGACTCTAGTTTCTACGGTTTCAATTCTTTTTACAACAACTTCATGTTCTCTACTATTTGATGTCTTCATTTCTTCCATCATACGAAGAAGAAGTTCATCAGCTCTCATAGAGTTTTCTAACTTCTCTTCATGTCTAGCAAGGACTTGTGCTATTTGACTATTTCCCTCAGATATTTTATCTACCGCTCTCTCAAGTTTGTCTAACATCTCTTTGGAGAGATCTTCATAAATTCCCAGTTTACTTTCAAGAACCGCTAATTTTTGAAGACCGAAGGCCATCTTACTTTCCTTTCTTCTTAGATGTTAAATGTTTCCTATATTGTGGGGGCAATCTTCTCATAATTTTTGATCTTCCATCCATTACTGGATCAAATCCAGCAACAGGGCCCTTTGGATCTGCAGAACCAGTGAACCCACCTGTACCAACAACCATACCCTCTTCCATCAGGTTACGAATAATTCTAATTGAGTTTTCAAGGATATGATCTTTCATAGTTTACTTAAATCCTGTAAACAGTTTTCGTCCATTGGAATATCATGTAGTGCAGACCTTGGATATTCAGGAAGTCTACCCAAATAAACAACGAATGTTTTAACTACTGGCCACAACTCACGGTCAATCTTGAAAAAGAGTAATGGTGTTGCGGCCTCTCCGAATACATTATAAAGAATAATAAAGTGATTAATAAGTAAATGAGACTTTAGAGTACCAGTACTTTGATATCTTTTTAAAAGTCTTTTAATCCACTTAAACCTTTTAAGATCTTCATGAAAATCCTCTTGCGTGACCGCATGAGGATTCTCGTAATGTTTTATTGCAAACATTATATAATTATCTTCGTTCAATTCATCAAATCTCATAATCTAATTAAATCATCAGGAAACTGCAGAAGTTGTTACGATTCCACTTCCACCAGCACCAGTTACTTCAGTAGAAACAAAGATCTTGTCGGAAGCAACAGAGGTTGAAGTATCAGTGATAATTCCGGTAATTGTTTGACCTGGAAGTGTTAGGGTTTGTGCAGCCGCAGGAGTTGTGAATGCAAATCCAACAACATTATTTGCAGTTGTAGTTGTTGCATAAGCAACTAATGTACCAGCAATAGAAGCGGTTACATTAAGTCTTGCAGCAAGGTTCTGAACATCTACTTTCTCGTTCCACTGAACATAAACTGTTCCAGTAGAAGATGTAGAGTAACCAGTTGCACCAAAGTATGCACGAACGATGGTTGCATTTCCAAGTCCTGCAGTTGTAGATCCTGCACCGGCAAGTCCACCGATTGTAACAAGGACTTCTTCGGTGCCATCAGCACGCTTAAGTACCCATCCTCTCTCATCAGCAAAACATCCATTAAGATCGTTAGCTGGTTTATCACCCTCGCGCAACCACTTAGGTCTTGATTCGTCTGAAGTAGAATTTCCCCAAAGAGGCATTGGTTTTCTCCAAATTATGTTCTTATCTAAATCTTATTTATAAAAAAAGAGACCCTAGTTTTTAGGGCCTTTGTTGAGTACTGTACGCAAAAATAATGTTATAAAGTCTATAATACCATTCGCTTTCGTCCTTTTTGTTTTTGCCAACCACTCTGAAAGAGAGAGGAGTAATCCAAGAACGATGGTTACTCCCCAATTGGTTACTAAACAAGTGATCATGCTTGTGGTTTGAATAGAGCTTCTTTAACTGTTGCAAAAAGTACATCATCAACACTATTATCAGTAGACTTTACATACTTTTCAAGAAGAGAAATAACAAGATTCTTAACTGCTGGACTTGTAGCCAGTTGCATTAAAAGTGGTTTTACTACAGCGACAACTGCTCCCATAATTACCTCTTGTATAGGCAGCCGTATTTAGGACTTCTTGCGCTTTGAATCTAACTCAGCAAAGTTCTTAACTTTTGTTCCACCATCATAATTCCAAGCATAACCTTCAGCAATCATCTGGTTATTCAGTGAAGTCTCTTCACCATTAATAAACAGATGACCGATGATACGACCATACTTCTCTGTAGAGTCTGGAAGTTCGGTTT